ACACCCGACCTCAAAATCCGCAAAACAAATTCTTATTCAGCGCAACAACCGCCACGAGCGCCCCTATCGCGGAGCGATTTAGTGCATGAGCCCAAATTGACCGATGCTGCAGCATCCACATTGTGGTACTAAGGGCAGTAAGCCGCCATTCGCTGCACCCAGTTCGAACGGCGGCTTTAGGGCCGTAGGCTTGGCCACCTATTCTCCCGCGTCACTCCACCAGCCGGTATGATCGGGATAGAAGTTCCCTTCCATGCTCGGGTCCTTGGGGTAAACATGCTGATGTTCGAAGTACTATCGAACTTGCCGGACGCGAAATGGGCCTCAGCCTTTTGCCTTGTCATCCACATAGGACTTCACGAACTGGCCGATCTTTTCCTCTGTCAGGTCAATGCCGCGCGTCTTGCCCTCTTGCAGGGCCGTCTCGCCATCCCAGCCCTTGTCGGCGGCGAGCGCCATCAGCGTCATTGCCCCCGCGCGCTTGCCCGAAGAGCAATGCAGGAACACTGGTTGCGGCAGATCATCCAGTGAGCGGCGGAACTCATCGACACTCTCCGCGTCCAGCCCATCGGCGGTGACAGGATGGTGCAGATAGTTCAGCCCGAGACGCTCCGCGACAACGCGCTCCTCGTCCAGCTCCAGCCCGCCTTTCTCACCCGAGGCGCGGAAGTTCACCACGCTTTTCATTCCGGCAGAAGCTGCCTGCTTCAGCGCCGCTTCCTCCGGTGTGAACAGCGCCACATTGTGGCGTGGGTCGATGGTCGCGATCTTCTGTGTGCCGTCCGTCATGCCTTGCTCTCCTTTTCAGTGGGATATGGGTGTTCGCCCTGCCGACGCGCCGCGCGGTCTCGAGGTAGATGTTCACGTCCGGGCGTGGGTTGACAACGGCGCAGACGTGGGTGGCATCATCGCCCAGCAGATATTGGCACTCAGCCATACCATCGGCCAAGATTTGCTCAAAACGCGGGGTCATTCCATCGTCCTCCTTCGAGGTTCCAACACCCGAAAAGATTGAAGGTTCCGATTGGCTTGTTGCCAGCCGCTGATGCTACAGTGAGCGCTCAGAAACGCATACCGGCTCGTTGATATGAGCATTAAGCGGACATCCGCTGCGCCAGCTCTTAGAGGTCCGCTTAGGGCCGGAAGCAGGTCTTGCCCCGATAGCGTTAACGGCAGCTCCGTCCGCATACCTGCCCCTTGGACCTTCATCCGAGGAACCGAGGGTGCATCAAAGGCAGCCCGGGAACCTTTTGTCAGGTGGTTAACACTAGCTTGCAACCCGTCTGATCAAGATCGGGGCCCACGTCGTGTGCCACGCTCGTGCCATCACGTTCCAACTGGCCGAGGTTGCCGTGACCGACACCATGGTCAGGGCCAAAATTGCCAGGATCCGAAGATTACGGGTACCGCGGTCAGGTGCATGATGCCGGAGCTATGCGAAACCGAACAAAAGCGGTAGGGTAGGTCTGTCGGGCATGGTTGAAAACTCGCTGGCCCGTTCCTCGGAGCAAGCTTTTGCCACTTCTTGGAGGCTCTGACGCGCGCTTGGATAAGCAAAACACCTCGTCATAAGGTAGGCGAGATTTTCTAGAGAGGAAGAATTGGCGACGTTAACGTAAAACGGCCTGCTACTGGGGCAGTGTCCGCTCACAACGTCAGTACTAAAGGGAGGAAAGACATGTCTGACACAAACGGAAGCTGCTGCGCGGGCCCTGGTTATGCCTCGCCGCAGGACGCCATCAAGGCGCCTCGCGAAAAGATCGTCTATACGATCTGCATCTATACCGGAACGGGCGTCGAGAAGCCTGATTATCTGGCGACTATCGACGTGGACGAGGACAGCCCGACCTATGGTGAGGTGATCCATCGCACCGAAATGCCCGTCGTCGGCGACGAGCTGCATCATATGGGCTGGAATGCCTGTTCGTCGTGCAACACGGATGGCAGCATGGAGCGCAAATATCTGATCATTCCAGGTGTTCGCACCACGAATTTCTACATCGTCGATACCGCGACCGATCCGCGCAAACCGACACTTTACAAAACGATCGACGGAGAAGAAATCAAGGCGAAGACCAACCTTTCCGCCCCTCATACGGTGCATTGCCTCGGCGCAGATATCATCGTGTCGATGCTGGGCGACGCTGAAGGCAACGGACCGGGAGGTTTCCTGCATCTCGACAAGGACTTCAACATTCTTGGCCGCTGGGAAAAAGATATTGGCGAGATGAAATACAATTATGACTTCTGGTATCAGCCGCGCCATAACATGATGATTTCGACCGAGTGGGCGTCACCCAACACCTTCATGCCGGGATTTGATCTGGAGGACGTGGCCCGTGGAAAATATGGCCAGCACGTCCATTTCTGGGACTTCAAGAACCGCACGGTTGAACAGTCCATCGATCTGGGTCCTGAAGGCATGATCCCGCTTGAAGCGCGGTTTCTTCATAATCCGGACAGCACGCATGGCTTTGTTGGTGCCGCGCTGGCGTCGAACATTTTTCACTACCACAAGGACAATGGCCAAGTCGAAATCAACAAGATCATCGACGTGCCGACGGTGGATGTCGAAGGATTCCCCGTGCCGATGCCCAGCCTGATCACCGATATCCTGGTGTCCATGGATGACAAGTACCTCTACTTTTCGAACTGGCTGCACGGCGATTTGCGCCAATATGACGTGTCCGATCCGGCGAACCCGAAGCTGACCGGTCAAGTGTGGATCGGCGGCTTGCTTGGCAAGGCGCCAGAGGTCAACGGCCGTACCGTCGACGGTGCGCCACAGATGATCCAGCTTTCGCTGGACGGCAAGCGGCTCTATGTCACCACCTCGCTGTTCTCGACCTGGGACAATCAGTTCTATCCCTCGATGAAAGATAAGGGAGGGATCATGCTGATTGTCGATTGCGACACTGAGAATGGCGGCATGACGATCCGCGACGATTTCCTTGTTGATTTTAACGAAGAACCGCATGGACCGGCCCGCGCACATGAAACGCGATATCCCGGTGGCGACTGTTCGTCCGACATCTGGATCTGACACCGCATTCTACCAGCACCCCGGCCTTGGATTTGGCTGGGGTGTTTTGAACGGAGGTCGCATGCATCGACATAAGGTTACATTCCGTAATCGCGCCGGCCTGTCTTTTGACGTTGGTGAGGACGAAGCGATTATCGACGTGGTCGAGGCAGCAGGCTACGTTTTGCCAATTGCCTGCCGATACGGCGGTTGCATCACATGCGCAGCCCGAATGATTTCGGGGTCTGTCCGTCAGCCGAAAGGCACAGCGCTGAACAAGCGTCAATCGCTCGAAGGCTATGTGCTGCTTTGCGTTGCACGCCCCAACGAGGATTGCGTCTTTGACGTGGGCGTTGAAAGTCACGACCTGCTTTATGTAAATCCGTTCGCCAGCGCTGTCGCCATCAATCAGCTTGAGCGGGCACGAGATGGGCTATCACGTTTGGAAATCTGAGCGTGCCGTCGTCGAGGGAACGGCTCAGGCTGGACCAGTCAGCGAGGTATAGCGGAAAACCTCGGTCAACCGGATTTTCTGTATTCAAACCTTGATATTGATTGATGGTAGTATCCCATGCCCACCCCCCGCGAAACCATCCTCGCCGCGCTGCACACCTTGCTGCAGGCGCTTCCCGCCACCGCCTTGCGCGGCGAGGTGCTGCCCGAGCGCGTCCCGACCGATTGCCTGCTGATCCTGCGCGACGGTGAACCGGGGGAGCCCGAGGTTACGCTTTCGCCGCTACGCTACCACTATCAACACCGCGCTGAGATCGAAGCTGTCGTGCAGGGCGCTGACCGTGACGCCGCCTTCGACACCCTGACCGCTAGCATCGGCGCCGCTATTGCCGCTGACCGTACGCTGGAAGGCCTCTGCGACTGGGTTGAGGCGGAAGCGCCCCGTCCAGTCGACCTGCCCATCGAGGGTGCCGCGGCGCTCAAGGCTGCCGTGATCCCAGTGGTGCTGCACTATTTCACGGCCGACCCGCTCGGCTGATCCCGACAATCCAAGGAGAGAACAATGGCACGAGCTCAAGGGGCGCGGGCGCAGATGGCGATTGCGTTCGAGACGACCTATGGAACGCCGCCCGCCAGCGGCTTCACCAAGATGCCCTTTGCCAGCACATCGTTGGGATCGGAACAGCCGCTCCTGAACTCGGAACTGCTGGGCTACGGCCGCGATCCACTGCCGCCGATCAAGGATGCGGTGACGGCGGACGGCAACGTTGTCGTGCCGATTGATGCGCAGGCGTTCGGCTTCTGGCTGAAGGCGGCCTTTGGTGATCCGGTCACCACCGGCGTTGGACCCTACACCCACGAGTTTCGCTCCGGTGGCTGGACCCTGCCGTCAATGTCCATAGAGACCGGCATGCCGGAGATCCCTCGCTTTGCCATGTACTCGGGCTGCGTTCTCGATACGCTCAGCTGGCAGATGCAGCGCTCAGGCCTCCTGACCGCGACCGCCAGCCTTGTGGCGCAGGGTGAGAGCATCGCTGCCGCATCCGCTGCGGGCACGCTGACTGATCTCGGTTTGCAACGGTTCGGCCATTTCAACGGATCGATCACCCGCAACGGCGCGGCCCTTGGCAACATCGTCTCGGCCGAGATCACCTATGCCAACACGCTTGATCGGGTGGAGACCATCCGCTCTGACGGGCGCATCGATGGCGCAGACCCGTCTATCGCGGCACTTACCGGCCGGGTCGAAGTGCGGTTTGCCGATCAGGTGCTGGTGACACAGGCGATCAATGGCGATCCCTGCGCGCTTGAGTTTGCCTATGTGCTGCCGTCGGGCGAGAGCCTGACACTCACCGCCCATGCCGTCTATCTGCCGCGCCCGCGCATCGAGATCTCTGGGCCGCAGGGCGTGCAGGCCACCTTCGACTGGCAGGCCGCGCGTGACAGCACGCTGGGCCGGATGTGCACCGTCACTCTCATCAACAGCATTGAGGAGTATTGATCCATGCTGCGCCTGAACCTTGCCCGCGAGCCCTACTGGCTCGCTCTTTGCCTTGGCGTGCGCGTCCGGGTGGAGCCGCTGACCACCGCGCTGATGGTGGCGGCGCGCAGCGACCCGGCCGTGCGCGGTCTGCCTGAGGGCACCAGCGATGACGAGATCGCCGTGATCTTCGGCAAGGCGCTGGCCGAACGTGCCATCCTCGATTGGGAGGGTGTCGGCGATGCCGAGGACACTCCAATGCCGATCAGCCCCGAGGGGATCACCGCACTGCTCGATATCTGGCCGATCTTCGAGCGTTTCCAGATGGGTTATGTTGCGAAGGGTCTAGAGCTGGAAGCGGAAAAAAACGTCTCCGCGCCCTTGCCGACTGGGTCTACGGCGGGGGCGCAGACTACTGTGCAGCGTGCACGCAAAGCTGCCAGGACTGCCCGCAAATCCTGAACGCCCCACGCACGCTGGACGGCTGGCAGGTCTGGGACCTGGCCGGGCGGCTGGGTGGTCAGATCCGCGCAATGCCGGGTGCAATGGGTGGTGTCGTGCTGGGCTGGGACATGAGCGCGGCACTGGCCATGGCGGATGCACTGGGCATCAATCCGCGCGCGGCTGTCGAACTCCTGCCGGTCATCGAAGCCGTGATGGTGCGCAAACTCAACGAACAGACGGATACACAATTGGGAGGACAGCATGACTGAGAAACGCGTTTCCGTACGGCTGTCCGCCACCGGTGGGCGACAGGTGCAGGCCGAGCTGGTGGGTGTCGGCGAGGCTGGAACACGCGGGTTTGGGCGGCTGTCGCGCGAGATGGAGAGCGCGAATGCCCGGCTGGCAGTGTTTGCGCGGCGCGCCCGCGTGGCAATGGCTGCTGCCGCCGCCGCAATCGCGGTCGCAGCGACTGCGATGATCCGCTCAGGGCTCCAGACAGTTGATGCGCAAGCAAAGCTGGCCGCCTCGCTCGACACCACGGTCGAGAGCATTCAGGTTCTGGAGCGCGCGGGCGATCTGGCGGGCGTGTCGATGGGGCAGATCGAACAGGCGACGATGCAGCTGACGCGGCGGCTGAGCCAGGCCGCTGCGGGCACCGGGCCTGCTGCGGACGCGCTTGACCGACTGCGCCTGTCGGCGGCCGAGTTGCAAGCGCTGCCGCTCGATCAGCGTATCGCGCTTATTCAGGAGCGACTGGCAGAGTTCGTGCCCGAAGCCGAGCGCGCCGCAGTCGCCTCGCAGCTGTTTGGTGATCGTGCTGGTCTGGTGTTCACCCGCATCGATACGGCCACGCTGCGCCAAGCCACGCAAGATGTGCGCGACTTCGGGGTGGTGGTCTCCGATCAGGATGCCGCGCAGATCGAGCGGACCAATGACGCGATCTCGCGGCTGGGTCTGATCTGGCGAGGGCTGTCAAATCAGCTGGCAGTGGCTGCGGCACCTGCGCTCGAGGCCGTGGCTGGTGCGATGGCTGCTGTTGCGCGCACCACAGGACCGCTGGGTGTTGCGATCCGCACACTCTTCGAGAACCTCGGGCGCCTGACGGCCTATGCCACAGGGATCGCCACCCTGATGGCGGGCCGGTTCGTGGCGGCCAAGATCGCGGCAGCGGTTTCGGTCCGGGGGCTCGCCATGGCGTTGGTGATCCTGCGCGGGGCACTGCTGCGCCTGCCCTTTATCGCCCTGATCGTTGGCGCGGGAGAACTGGTCCACTGGTTCGGTCGCCTCGTGCGCGGTGCGGGCGGCTTTGGCACCGCGCTGTCGCTGCTGGGCGATCTTGCGCGCGAGGTCTCCGAACGCATGGCGCTGGGCACACTTGCCATGGGTCTGCGGATCATCGCCAGCTGGTCCGAGATCAAAGCCGCCATTGCCGAGGCGCTGCAGACCTCGCTCGCGGCCGTGGTCGGCTTTGGCAATGCTGTGCTCAACACATTCCAAGGCGCGTTTGAGGCGATCAAGGTGCTT